CGTACGTTTAAGTTAGCAAATATATTTAGTCCGAGGCTTCTGGGTGACGATCCTAAATTTTATTTGAGTATTCGCATTGATGTGTATTACTTCCAGGCTGGTTTTCAATCTGGTTGAGTTTTCTTTCACTCCCTTGTGAATACCGGGTGACGTCTGTAATGCATTGAAGTGTTTTACTTATTCCCTTTATATCCAAATATTTTCTTTACATCCTTTCTATTATTTAATAACATATGTACATATAAGTGTTTTCATTCCACCGCCCCAAGTGTCTATAGGTGGTCTCTTTATTATATATAATTGATAGTGTTCTTCATTTCATAATGGAGCTATTCAGCCTTTCGCTGACTCCAAAATACCAAAAATAATATTCACACTATCATCTATGGGAGCTATTCGTAATTAAATGCGACTCCGAAAACAAAATAAAAATGCATATTTCAATATCCGAACATATTACTGCGTTGAGGCATTGTCTGCTGAAACATGGGGTTTAGGCGCCCATACGTGAGACGTAGTATAGTTTGAAGAGTCTGGTCACTAGGACCACACTTAGGTAGTAGAATAATACAGCCCTACTGATACTGATCTGAGGCACCTCAAGAAAACAAATTGGAAAGCGCTATTCTGGCTTCATTGGAGTTGTCAGGACACCAGCCACAAAGGTGTAGATGCAATGGGACCTTCCTGAATAGATGCTACAATCCCCTTAATGTATATGCAGCTTGCTGTTTATTCATCTCTGGGCCTTGTTGTAGTGTTTTGTGGTAGGATACGGACCCCTTTCCTCGTAGTTACTTGTGTGTGGGAAACCTTTATGGTAGTACCTATCCGTGTTGATGTGAAGTTGTGGGATGTATTTCATAGTGCGCCTCGAGCTATCTCTTTGAATCAAGGCCGTTTGCAGTTCGACGTTAAGGACGCGTTGTGGGTTCGTATAACCCTCACCCAAAAGCTTTCGTATTTTATGCAGACAACAGATAACAAAAGAAACATGTGCTCCAAGTTTGAAATGAATGCTGAAGCTAGGCGTGTGCAAGGAGAACTCCATGGTTTTATCACGGAGTGTCTCCATGAGAGTAAAGGTGCAGAGTCGTATTCAACTACGACGCTGAAGAAGAACCGAAGTGGCGTAACAACATGTACTGCAAAGTTCAGTTACACCCCTTGTCGGTTGAAGCCGAAAGATCCGGAAATCGAGTTCATGGATTGGAGTGATGTCGAAGACGTGCCGATACCGATGGAGTCGGGACCATACAGTGAATATGCGTTTGCAGATGATTGTGTGATCCCCACTCGATCCATTCGGTGCGCTGGAGTGCACACCAATGTTGAAATCGAAGGAGATTGGAGAGTATGTCCTCTTGGGCATGTCTGTCTGAATGATGCACGAATTTTTGAGCCTTTTGCGCTTGAGGATGACCTGTACCATGAAGATGGCAAGTGCTGGTGGACAGACCCATGCCACGACAAGTGTTATCTCCAACGTCGTGAATTGGAAGAACGCTGTGAAGTGTTGTGCTTCAAGGAAGATGAAGATCTTGATCTTCTTGACGAGATGATTGCGAAAGCAAGAATCATGCGTCTGGAGCTTGAGATTGAGAGAGACGATCGGCGTGGAATCGCTCCACGCGACGGAAAGTGCTGTACTTGGTACGGTT